CGAGCGAATCGATCGGCGTCGTCGGCGCGCGCAGCACCCACACGCACGATTCCACCGACGGCAGCGGCGGCGTCGCGGTGGGACCGACGAGTGCCTGCAAGGTGATCGCGAGCACGACGTCCTGGTTGGTGCCGCCGGCGAGCTGCGTGCACGTTTGCACGCGGCACCGGTCAAACTCGAACCAGTAGCTATTGCCGAGCGAATCAGCCGCCTCCAGGCCGAACGCGAGCTCGCTCATGTCCAAAAACGCGTCCATGAGCACCGTCGTGTCCGCGGCGACGTACACCTGCATCGTGATTTCGCACTCGAAGCGGCCGAGCACCATTTCAGCGGCGCCCAACGTGCCCAAGCATTCGATCGCGCGGCCGTTATTTTTGAACGTGACGACGACCTGGCTCAAGCACCAGCCGAGATAGCTCGCGCCTTCGACCTCGAACACGACCGGCATCGCCTCGGCGCCGGTCATGACCGGGCGCGTCCCCGGGTCGACATAGGTCGCGCCGGTGATCGCCGCGGGGTCGCGCAAATACGTGCCGCCCAGGATCGTGATCGAGCCCAGGTCCGCGGCCGCCGGCGCGAAGGTGAGCGCGAGCTGGTCGATGATGCAGCGGACGATGCGGTGGTAGTCATGCAGCGGCGGGAGCGCCGCGGCGTCGACGGTGAAGTCCTTTTCAATGGTGTAGGTTTTCAAAATGCCGCCGACTTCGAGGCGGTCCGGTGCGGTGGCGTCCCAGTCATTGCCGAACGCGCCCGACAGAATTTCCTCGAACCAGCCATTACGCGACAGCTCCAGACCGATCGTGCCGCCGGAACTGCCGCCCGACACGATCACGTCGGACACCTGGCGCGCGGGATTCAGCTCATTGCTGAGCGAGGTCGTCGGGTTGAAAGACACGCCTTCGGACGTGACGCGTCCGACCAGGAATGCCGGTGTCGCCGGGGTCACGCCCGGCGTCGTTTCGCGGACCATCGCGATCCGGGTGAGATCAGCGGACACACTCATATCGATTCTCCGTTGCTAATGTTGCTAATGCTGCTAATCAGTGCCGGTGGTATTCGTAGTCCATCGGCACCTCCATGAGCCACCACGCGCCACGCAGATCCCCGGCGTCCACCTCCAGCGGCGGATTCACCTGGTACACACGCATCGCGCCGGTGCCATCGAACCAATCCAAAAACGCCGCGCGGAATTGATCGGCCATATCGGCGAGCGCGAGGTCGCCCGCATCCGGCGGCGAGGCGAGCGTCACCATGATGATCCCGCGCTCGGTGAAACAGCCCGGGCGACCGATTGCCACGCGCACCGATTCAAAACTTTGAAAGTCCACCGTGTACCAGGGACCGGCCGGCAGTGATTCCTGATCGACCTCGACGTTGAGCGTCGGCACGTACACAAAGTCCGGTAGCAGCACCGGCAGGGCGTCGTAAATCGCACGGCGGACGAGCGCGCTACTCATCGCGTCCCCAAGGTGTAATAGGCGAGGCTGTCGCTCGGCCGGTGTTCGAGCACCTCCATGACCCCGCGCCTCGTGCCGTTCACGTTGAGGACGAGCCCCTTGCGCGGCGGTTTGTCGGCCGGAAAATCATCCGCCGAGACTGTCACGCGGCACACATACAGCTCGGCGCAGTTCGCGAGCTCCGCGGCGCTCAGCATTCGCCAATAGGCCTTGATCGCGCGGCCGCCCGGCACGTCCTGCACCGTCACCGTCTGGCCGCTGGCATGGATCGCGGACTGGATGTCCTCGATGTGCTTCGCGTTCAGGCCTGGGAGCGTCATGCGCCGTACACCCGCGAATCGACGAACGGCGCCAGCTGCGCGGCGTAGGGCGACAGGTACGGCGGCACGTTGCCGTCTTTCACTTCGGCGCCGCGGTCAGGGTCATTCACGTCGTAATCGACCCGCAGGCCGTCCACCGTAAACCCCTTGACCGGAATTCCGCCGGCGCCGCCCGGCTGTTCGGTCGCCCACCGATCGCGGATCACACAATTGAGCACGTCGACCAGCGCCGCCGGCCAGGCGTCCAGGGGATAGCCGCCGGTATAGCTCACGATCACCGGCAGCGCCGGCCGGCAGCTGCGCCACACGCTCGGACCCATCCAGTAGCGATAGCCGTACGCTGGTGGCTTGTACTGCGTCAGCATTCCGCGCGCGCCATCCAAGTACCAGTCGGTGAGCGCCACGCCGTCGCGGGTGACACTGGTCACGACCGAGGTCGGCCACGCGCGCAGCATGAGCACGTTGTCGCGCGAATCGATCGGCGCAAATTCCTCCGTGTAATCGCCTTCCTCCAGGGTGCGGCCGCAATACCCCTCCAGCATGGCGAGCGTCGAATTCAAGAGCGCCTCCAGCTGCGCATCGTTCGTCGTGTCACTGAGGTCGATGCCGAGGATGGCTTTGATCGTGTCGATATCGGGGAACGGCACCGTCGCCGAACGCAAGTCCGTGCGCCGCCGGCGTGCCACCTTCCCGGTCGGGTCGGGCGTGCTCATGCTTTGTCCTTGCCGTCGCGGCCGTCCTTGCCGCGCTTGACCATGAGCGTCCAGGCCGCGGCGCCGGCGTCGGTGCCGGGCTTGAGGCCTTGCACGGCCGCCCGCGCGATCCAGGCCGAGCCGTCGTGCGTCACCAGATTGTTGAGCGTGTACGCCTTCGCGGCCTCCCACACGCCGCAGTAGGCCAGCGGCGCCGGCAGCTGCGCGCGAATGAGCGCGGGTAGTTCGCTCATGAGCCCCGTCACGATCGCGTCCGTCATCATTGCGACGACGCGCCGGCGCCGGGCGATCGCGGTCGGGCGGCCGCGGGTCACGCCGCCATCCTCGCGCGGACGCGCTGGATCACCAGTTCCGCCAGCGCGGCCGCTTCGCCGGCGGCCGGCTCCTCGGTGTCGACGTTCTCCGGGTCGTCCGGTTCATCCGCTGCCGCCGGATCCGCGGTCGGGTCGGGTGCCGGTGCGCCCGGCACGGCGGCCGTCGGCGGTTCGCCCGCCATGGAAAGCGGCCGGTACTGCATTTGCACCAGCGGCTCGTCGCCGCCTTCTTTCGGCGGCAGCTCTTCGAGGTGGCGCGCCTCATTGATCGTAAGGACGCCCGACTGGATCGCTTCGCGGTACGCGGTATAGCGAACGTCGATTTCCATGCGCAGCAAACTCGACAAATCGAATTCGCAAAAGACGTTTTCCGCCAGGCCGAACACCTGGTCGACGCGCGCTTCGATCGCCTCGATGTGATATTGCAGCGTTTGCGCGTAGTAATTGCGCGCGAGCTGCTCGGCGTTTTTGAAACTGATCTTTTGAGCATCGCTCAGCATGTACGCCGGCACGCGGAAGCACCGCGCGACGTCCTCGACGTTGAATTTCAGCTGTTCAATGAGCTGCGCATCGACGGCGCTCATGCTCAAGGCCTCCCACTTCATGCCGCCGTAGAGAATCGCCGGCCGGCCCATCTGAGCGCCGCGGAAGTTTTGGTCCCATTCGGTCCGCAGGCGCGTCGCCACGTCCGGATCCAGTTTCCCCGGCGTTGTCAGCACGCCCGACGGGCGCGACAGGTTCGAGAAAAAATTGTAGCTGTTCGTTTGAATGGTCTGGCCGGTCATGGCCGAGACCCCGGCGGCGTACAGCGGCGAGAGGCCGATCAGCGGATGCGTGAGCGTCAACAAACGATGGTGCAGCATGTAGCGCGACGGAATCGTGATCGCCTCATCGAGGCCGGCGAGCGGATCCGCGGCGAGCTGGTAGAACACCGAGCCATCGCTCGCCAAGAGCGGGCGCACCTGGCGCGGGTTCAGAAGGTGCATCTCTGAAATCACGCCGCGATCGTCGTACACGAGGTACGCGTAGGTGTTCCCGGTGTAGAGCGCCGAGGCCATGAACTGGCCCCAAAAATCGACGCGGGTCTGATAGCCGTTCGGGTACCACAGCACGCGCGCGGCCGGGTGCTGATCAAAGTCAATCTTCGATCCGTCCGGCAGGCGCTTGCGAATTTTCGGCGGCAGCTTCGACACGTCGCCGGCGATGATCACGATGCAGCTGTAGACCGCGGAAAAAATGCCGCCCGGTCCAAAGCATTCGCGGTTCATCTGCCAGGCGCCGGGAAAAGGCTCGTGCACGTAGCCGTGCGACAGCGGCGGCAGCTCATTGCCGCCGAACGGCACCAGGCTCGGCAGCTGCGTGAGCGAGGCCGCGCGCGTGCGTGCTCGCACCGCCCACATGAGCGCTCGGTCGATCATGTTCACAGCGTCGTCGAGCCTCCTATCGAAAAAAAAGGCGCGTGATGTGCCCCGCGCCTGGTGTGCCTATTGGGCAGTTACTCG